CCGGAAGAGATGTCATCTGTTGCATTCCGCCTGTGTTGACATATCCGGCCTTGTGTCTGTTGAATTCTGGTTCGTCATCTGATACAAGCAGGATGTCATTTTCGTCAATCATTCTTACTTCTAACTCCATGCCAATCTCGCCTGCAGATCCCTGTTCTTTTCTTTTAACCTTGAATGCCCTACTCCATCTGCCATGGGCAACCATTATCCATTGTCCAACTTTGACATCGTCTTGTAACCTGCCCACTGCGTAGACCTTTCCCCATCTAGGGTGTATGCCTTCTGCTGTGCCGTCGTCGTCAACCAATATGATACCGCCTTTAGATTTTGTTTCTCCAAAATGCATATCGGATACCAGCACTCTTTTCTTCAAAGGTATGATGTCGTTCTCGACAGTGTATTGCTTACCACCGTCACTACCAAATCCTTTTGTTTGTGCTGTTTTAATGTCCATCTTAGTATTATTATACTAGATTTATTCTATGCCGTCAAGTGCCTCGTCAATACCTTTTTTAGGTGTTGGTGCAGTCTTAGGTTTTGTGACTTTTGGTTGAGATGCAGGTTTGTTTTCAACTGCTTTTGGTTTAGGTGCAGGAGCAACTTTTTTTGGACGGACCTCTCTCGCTGGTCCTTCGCTTACTTTGCCTCTCGGCTGTTCATAGTATTTTGCAACCACTTCCTGTTTTGTTTTTACAATTTGTCCATTTGGGCCTATTACATCTCCTCTCGCATTGACATTCATATTACCAACTGCTCTCATGTCTTCGTTGGCCGCTCTTAATTTTTCAATGTCGATCATACGACCTTGCATTGTTTTGTACATTCTTTTTCTGGGTGCTCTTGCTACCATAATAATATGCTCCTATATAGTTTTACTTATCATCTCAAAAATTCGGTGATGTCTAAATTGTATTGCAAAGGATTGATCTTGTGTACACCTATCAGAAATAAACAGAAACTGGCCACACTTGATCCTCTACCCACTCCCCAAACTATGTTGTTGGCTCTGAGTGTGTCAACAAAATATATCAGGAACTGTAAAACTTTGATAAAATTCTTTTGCTCAAATAATTTGTATTCTATCAGCACACGATCACGTTCTTCTTCACTTTGCGTCTTGTCCAACAACCATTGCTTGACATCAATTTGGTAATACGATTCGGGCATATGCCAGTTTTCGATCATTGTCCGGTCAAATTCTTCTACCGGTGGTCTTGTTGGTGCTGTTCCTAATGTTTTGTATCCTATACCTGTGTCTTTCACACTGGTGTTGTACTGTGAGGGGTCTTCAAAAAATAGTTTGCTGATGTCTAGATCTGGATCGCTGTAAAGCAAATCAATCACATCCTCTTCATTGAAGATGCAATCACCTGTTTCATTTATTTTTGCCTTTGCCTTTTCCACCATCTAAAACCTTTGCGTTGAATTCAAATATTTTAGCATGGTCTTCGTGCTTCTTGTCAACAGGAATCTTGTTTGTGCTCCAACTGAAATGTCCTGTATAGATACCTTTGTCAAATTCTTCATCATAAGTTGCCGTGTCCGCTCTCAACCACCATGGGTCAAAGTTATTAAATTTGTTTGAGAACCAGTCCGGTGCATCTAATAGTATAAGCTCTTTGCTATTTTTGTCAACTGAATAGGTAATACCATCACCCTGCCATGATGACAGTTCCAATCTGCCGACAGTGATTTTTGAATCACATATGGAATTTGCTTTACAGAAACAAACCGCGGCCATTATCTGATCATATGGTGGCTTTGGTAATTCAATGAACCTGTTGTTGCTAACTTTTTTCAATGTGTGGTAAAGTTTTTCATCTCTCCAAGAAGTTATGGTGTTGGCAAACACGCTTTCGAATAAAGATTTTAATCTGTCAAAATATTCTGTCTGCTCTTGCAGGTTAGCAGTGTGTGGTGTTAGGAAAATTTTTACAGTATATTCATTGCCAAATAGTTCTCCGTCGACAATGATGATAGATTTAAATTTTGTTTTCCAAGAAAATGTGTTTGACATCAAGGTATTTACTACTCGATGTTGATAAGATCACCTAGGTCTGGTTCACCACGTAATTTTTTATTATTTTTGTGCCATTCCTCGATACGTCTTTCTCTTATGGCGTTCTGATAAGTTTGCAAAGCCAATTGAAGGTCAGCCAACAGTTGTGGATTCCTTCCAAATCGTTTTGCAGTGTTGACCTTTCTGGATAGATCTTTAATTCTTTTAGAAATGTCCTCGTCACTTAGGTTACCAATTTCTTCTTGCAATGGATGGAAGTACATACTCCTCCTTATCTATTAGATGTAGACTTTACCTATTTGATGCATCAATATTGTTGTGCCGCCATCTGGAGTAAGGAACTCATACAAGAACCTTTTGTTGTCAGGAAAAGTAATGGTGTCTGATGATCCGTCACCTCCAGTCACGTTATCTGCAACTAATACAGCACTTGGGATTGTAAGTGTGTGTGCCGCATCTGCACAGGTGATATCCAAAACTATTCTTCCTAACTTACCAGAGGCAGGTAGATTGCTGAATGTCAATGTCACTGATGCGTTTGTTGTGATGGTTTGGTAATGTCCGTTTTCGTGGTTAAGTGTTATCGCTCCGCCAGTAGTGCCGTGAGCATACACAGTTTCGGAGTTGTCTTTTAACTCTGCATCTTCAATTATGTTGCCTGCAAAATCATTAGAAGCGTTTAAATTTGCTTTGTTTGTTTGCATTGCTTCAATTTCAGTTTTTGCTTCTGTAAAATTGTTCTTTGTGGCACTGAAGTTGTCTCTAAAACCCTGTGAAGAATTGTCTTGTCCTGCTTTAGGATAAGTTCCGTCTATGTTTCCTGGTACTATGTTACTTGCCATTTTAAATTCCTTTGTTTCTGAATGCTAGATATTTATCCTGGGTCCTATCCACTGTGATAATAACGCCATCGTCCGGTGCTTTGGTAAACACCATTGTTGTTTTTAGTGTTGAAGTGTCGTGCGTAAGTGTCACTTCACGCTCGAAATCCACCGATCTAAGTGTGCCGTCAGCAGAAAGATAGGTTGGTGATTTGTTGTTGTCGGCAGTAACATTGTCGCCAACAAAAACTCTTTCTACAGTAATCGTCGATCCGTCCGATGCAGTTGTTTGTTTTTCGATCAATATCTCTTGGTCGTGTACAAGTTCATCAATTACAAAATTTGTAGTTGAACCATCTGCTGTAAATTTGTTAGTTGCGACTTTGCTTTTGTTAATTCTGTATTTGTCAATAATAAAATTTATGTCTTTGAACTCAAGACCTTTGTCAGTAATCCTTTTTTTGACCAAAGCAGAAGTTCCTGGTTTACAGAAACAAATCGGAACCGCTTTTACAAATCCTAAAGGAACACCTGAACTGTCCTGAGAAGTTCTCATCCATAAAGGTAGATGTGTCCATTCTTTATGTCCCAATGTTTTCATTCTGCTACGCATATTTGCCACAGCGTTAGGATAAACAGTTTCTATAAATCCAAGGTCCGCCGATAACTGGTTGGCAAATCTAACCTTGGAGCCAGAAGTGCTGAATGATAGGCCTCCATCTGTTGTGATATCGTATATGTCTATGTCAGTTGTTGCATTACCACTTGACGCTCTTGGACCTAGAACAGGTTTTGCAATAGCATCTCGCAGTGCCACAGATGTTGCAACTGATTCACCCGAACTGTTTTCCAATGGATCTTTCATGTCAAGATAAACCACTTCGTATTTCACTATGCCACCCTCTTTGGCAATCGCAGTCTTGATGTCACCGAAGTATAAAGTTTTAGGGGCATGGTTTTGTTCCATTTGATTCTGGAAAGTGGTCAATGTCTGTGCCTCTAGTCCTGCCATCATCAACATAGAAGGAGTTGATCGCATTCCAAATTCTGGATCATCTGATCTAAAAATATATGAAGGCGAGTTGATGTCTGGGTCTTGTGCAATATTATAAAAAATATTCTGGTCTATGAATGAAGTCGAATGACCGGTCATATTTCCATATTCTATTGTTGTAAATGGAATGTCAATATTAATTGTAAATTCTTTAGAAGTTGCCGCGGACTGATACTGGTCACTTACTGTTACGGTGAAAGTGTAGGCTCTTGTTGAGTCAGTGAAGTCGCTTGGATCAATTGTTCCAACAAAATTACCTAACGGCGACAGCGTGATTCCTGGTGGTAATATTCCCGAAGTCACTGTGTACGAAAGTTCTCTGTTTGGTGAATCGGCCACTGCGTTTACAAAAAGTAAACTAGGAACACCTGTTGTCAGTGTGCCTAAAATGTCCGGAGTAGTAAATGCGATACCTATGTCGATCTCGCCGATCACTTTCATAGTGAACGCTCTTTCAGAGAACACACTTATACCTGTTGCAACTGTCCTGTTTGCCTTCACTGTAAAATTGTATTCTTTTTGGATAGCCGCCTGCCTTGCAAGAGTTCCAAAAATCTCCCCTGAGTTAATGTCGATAGACACGCCATCGGGCAGAGACCCTGACGTAATAGAGTATTCTAGGTCTGCTTGTTGTGGATCAAAGTCAGACACATCAATTTTGACAACCACTTGGTTGTCATGCCTGAATGTTCCCAGGTCAGATGGAGTGGTGAACACAGGTGGCCGACCAGTATGTAAATCCATTGATAGGGCATTGAAATCAACTCTCGTTTGATCAATAGTAATTAATGTATTTGAGACTACCCAGTAATCTGCCGAGTAGACGAAAATGTTAAAGTTTCTCTCAACAAAAGAAGTTCCGTCGGTCACCCTCACAATAAAATCATAATTTACTGAACGTGATGCACTTATTACAGTTCTATCATAAACGACGTCATCATATGAGTCTGTTGTGCCATCATAACCTCCAACCGGTCCCGACTTGTCATCTAGTGCCAATTCAACAATTCCAGATATAAATCCGTTTTTGGTCATTGTGACCCCTGGTGGAAGTGATCCTTTCACCACCTCGAATATCAAACTTTGTCCTGCCTGAGTATCTGTGTCTTTTGCCTGCAGATTGTATTCGATAAAAGTTCCATCAAGCACTGTAACATTTCCTGTGATATCTGCTCGCGTTTCTGTGGAATCTGCTGTGCCAGTGGTTGTGTCAGTGGTGTATACCACCGATGATGGTTGGTTCAATTGCCCTGCTGGTGTTGAAAATGTTGGTGCGTCTGCACCTTGCACGTCAAGTTTAAAAGTTCTGTCTGTTACTTTTGATCCAGCCGTGGCTCGCACTACGAAGGTGTAAAGAGTTCTTTTGCGTACCTCGGCTGGAGATCCTTGCAGTAGGCCTGATGAAGTAAGAGTCATTCCTGATGGAAGGCTTCCTGCGATAAGTGAGTAAGTTACGGTCGTGGAATCGCTAGTATTCGCTTCAAGTTGTAGCGAATATGCTACCTGCTCGTCAATTACGGCAAGTTTACCTGCTGTGGTTGTCCACACTGGTGCGACCATCAATTCTTACTCCTTCACCAGTATTTATTGGAGAAAAAGTATTATAGATCGCTGTAATATTACGCTATTACGATACTGCCGCACTAAATGGCGTCGCTGGATTGGCACCAGCAGACACTCTCATTTGTCCGAACACTGCATATTTGTCTGTGGCTATATCAATCAGTGTTAGTGTGTCACCAATTAGTCCGCCTTGCGTGCCGCTGTTTAGAGTGATTGTATCAGAAGCCGCTACTGTTGGAAAAGAAGTAACAGCAGTTCCATCCTCGTCAAGATACATCATTTGACCTGACATAGTGTTGTCTGCGTCGGCAACCTGAATTTTATATGTAGTTGATCCGCCCATTGCAACACTAACAATAAAGTGATAAATGTTTCCTGAACCTGTAGCATCTGGAAGTGTCAAAACTACGTTTGCGTTTCCACCTACTTCACCAAGTAACAATGTTCTACCTGAGTGTTCAGTCTCTGTGATTGCATCTGTAGCCGTGAATGTGTGTATTGCTGGTTTGAAAGAACCAGTCAGTGTAAGTTGCGAAGCAACTGTTACCGCACCTGACCCTTGTGTTGATATAGCCAAGTCACCATCTGAAGTGTCATTTTGAATTGCGTCTGCCCTTAAAGTTGTTGCTTCACACACTGTGAAGTTTGCCTCACCTGCAGTAAGTTTTGTATTTGTTCCAGATACTGCGACATTTTGTCCAGCCGCCGGTGTCAATGTAATACCACCTGATGATGGAGCAGAAATAGTGTTTCCGTCTAGTCTTAATTCGTCAACGTTTAATTGTCCTGTTGTTGTCTGTGTTCCTGTCGCTGTAATTGGTCCTGTAAGAACTATTGCACCTGTTCCTGCTGGGTCAATAACAATGTCACCGTTAGAGTCTGAAGTTATTGAACCATCTGCTGTAATGTTCAAATCACCAACTGCAAAAGTTCCGGTTGTCAAACTTCCTGAAACAGAAACGTTTCCTGTAATTGTTTGTCCGATTGTTGTCATTGCACCTGCAACGTCTAAAGCACCTGAAATATTTACGGCCTCGTTTAACTGTATTAGTGTACTGTCAGCGGCACTGATCGCTGTGCCGTTTAAAGTCAATGCCCCAACAACAACATTTCCTGTTCCGCTTGGTTGGATAGAAATGTCTGCGTTAGAACCATTTGATGAAATAGCATTTGTCGATACTGAACCTGCTGTCACTGCTCCGTTAACTGTTGCACCACCACTCAATGTAGTTGCACCAGTAACTCCCAGCGTTGTGCTGAAACTTGCAGATGTTCCTGTCAAAGCACCTGTAACATCAACTGCTTCGGCAATAGTCACTGCCGTTGAGTCCGATGAATCAAGTGTTGTTCCATTAATTCTTAAAGCACTTATTAAAACATCTCCAGTTCCACTTGGTTGGATTGATAAATCCGCATTGGATCCGTTTGCTGAAATAGTGTTTGTAGTCAGAGATGTTGCAGTTAAACCTGCTGACATTGTTGTAGCACCTGTCACTGCAAGTGTGCTTGATAATGTTGCCGCACCTGTCACTGCCAATGTGCTTGATAATGTTGCCGCACCTGAAACACTTGCAGTGCCGTCCACTATCAATCCTTCGTTGATGTTGATTGAACTGGAATCGTCTGCACTTAAAGTTGTCCCTGCCATTCTGATACCAGAAGCAACCACGCCTCCTGTGCCATTTGGTAATAAAATTATATCTTCGTTTGATCTGGCACTTACAATTCTTCTGCCGTTTACGTCTAGATCTCCACCTAACTGCGGAGTTGTGTCCTCGATTACATAGTTCGCCGCTTCGTCGTCGCCACCATATAATTCTGTAAAGTTGTCGTTAATTTTGTCAAAAGCGGTTCTTAACGGATCACCTGTTCCGTCGTTTGCCGCTGTTCCTATGTTAATAGTCTGTTTAGCCATGTTTTTAATCCTCTTTAATGCAATTATTTATTTAAATTTTTATAAACCGAATGTAATTATACGTTGATAACCATACGTTGGAATTTGAAAACCAATGAGTCATCCGTGATATTTGTGGCCAACAATCGCACGTTTCCACTGTTTATATCAACACTAAAAGTACATAATGCTTCTGTGTAGTCTGTGGTTGAACCAAAAGATACCAGATAAGCATCTGTGCCGTCGTGTGTGACATTTGCTTCAACTATCTCAAAACGTGAATTTGTTGCATCCGTGATTGATATGAAATATTTTGCACTTCTGAAAGATGATGAACTGAAAGTGTTCACAACACTTGTAGACGAACTGGAAATAGTTGTCGTGGCATCAGCGATGGCACTGATACTTAAAGTGGCACCCGCTGTTGCAAAAGCAAGTGTGCCTGCTCCGTCTGTTTTCAAAAACTGCCCTGATGATCCGTCCGAAGTTGGAAAGGTAAATCCGCTTATTGTGACTGATCCTGAGCCATTTCCTGACAATTCTAAATTTGCATTTGATGAGTTGGCAGTGATTGTGTTGTCTGATATTGTTACCCCATCGATTACAGCAGACGTGTTTGCTGTGACAGTTGTAAATGTTCCAGCCGCGGCAGTGTTGGCACCTATCACGGTGTCGTCTATGTTTCCGCCATCGATGTTTACTTTGGACATCGCAACACTTCCTGTGCCTGAAGGTGATACAACCAAATCACTGTTGGATTGAGTGGCCTTTATGACGTTGTCATTAATACTGATGTTGCTGTCTATTGTTAAATTACTGATGACCACTGAACCAGTTCCGCCTGGCTCAATTCTAATGTCAGCATTGGAATCCGATGAAATAATATTGTCATTGAAATTTAAATTGTCAATGTTTACTGTGCCTGAAAGAGATACTGCGCCAGATACTGTCAAACTTCCAACAGTGGTTGTACCGGCATCCAAAGTTCCTGTTATATTTGCTCCACTTGATAAAGTCGCAGTACCGGAAGTAGACAAAGTGCCGTCCACTATCAAACCTTCATTGATGTTGATTGTAGATGAATCTGAAGAACTCAAAGTTGTTCCTGCTATTCCAATAGAACCCAGGGTTACTGTTCCTGTTCCAGATGGAATCAAGTTGATGTCATCGTTACTCCTTGTGGCCTCGATATTGTTTCCATTGATTCTTAGGGCCGGAAATACAACTCCGCCTGTTCCCGAAGGTTCAAAAACTATGTCATCATTGGATCTTGAGGCACTGATATTGTTTCCTGAAAAACTTATTGCACCAAAGACAACACTTCCGCCACCACTAGGTATTAGGTTTATATCTTCATTTGATCTAGTACCTTCGATGTTGTTGTCATTAATTCTTATTGCCGGGAAAGCGACTGAGCCAGTTCCCGAAGGTGAAAGCACCAGGTCGGCGTTTGATGCGTTTGCCGCTATTTCATTTCCACTTATGCTTATCCCGTCATTGAATAATGGTGAAGCGTAAAGGTCATCAAAGTTATGATTGACCTTGATCATTGCGTCACGCAGTGTATCACCCGTTCCGTCGTTTGCGTTTGTTCCTACGTTAAGTACTCGTTGTTCACTCATTATACTTTCATTATCCTTCTTACAAATTTAACCTGTGTGGTATTAGTATTAGTTATCTGTCCACGCAGTCTAACATTTCCACCACTGATGTCCGCTGTAATCGCCGCTAATTCAGTGGATGTGTTTCCTATTCTTCCAAATTTACTGATGTATGCATCGGATCCATCGTGCGTGACCCTTGCTTCGAACAGTTCATAGTTTGGCGTTTCTGTGTCTGTGATCTGCATCACGTACGCCGCACTTCTGAAAGTAGAAGCATCAAATTCATTTAGTGTTGTCTGCTGAGAGGCACTTGACGCTCCCCTGGCAATGTTAATTCTGTATGCGTTAACAGTTGTGGATGCACCTGTGGTAGCCGCCGCGTTCACAGTGGTAGTGGTTGATGCGTGTGAAGCCGTTAGAGATATCAACGGTGTTTCTTCTGTGCTTACCTGTGGTCCTTGTGATACGTATGCGTCTGTGCCATCACTCACGACAGTGGCTTCTAGTATGGCACTGTCATTGTTTTTTGTTGCTACAATTATGTAAAATGCTCCTTGTTGTGATCCTGTGTCAAAACTGTCTAGGAACGTTGCACCACTGGATACCGTGACCTCACCTATCACATTGATGTTTGTTGAAGATGAATCTGTTTCGTCGTCAGCCAACAATATTCTGTATGCGTGTATCCTTGTGTTTGAACTTGTTCCTACCGCTCTCAGACGCACATTGTTACTGCTATCAATGTCAACACTAAAAGTAGCAAGATCGGAAGTGTGGGTGTTTGTGTTACCATAAACATTTATGAATGCATTGGTACCGTTGTGTACAACCAATATCTGAACGTTTTCAACTCTGTTGTTTCCGAGATCATTTATTGACACGTAGTATTTGGCTCCCCTTGCATTTGCCTTGGCAAAACTATCCACAGTTTGGACAGTGTCGGCCGGTGCTTTGAGATGGACCCTGTATGCGTTGACTTTAGAATTGGTTCCTGCTTGAGTGTTTGAGGCCAATAGCCTTGCATTGCTACTGGCGTAATCTGATGTGAATTCCAACAACTGTTGTGTTGAACTATGTGTACTGACTGTTGGACCCACGGAATGGAATGCAGATGATCCGTCTGTGACCACGGTGACTTCTGCTATCTGTGATTGGTCTGACCCGTTTTTGGCAACCACGATGTAGTGTGCACCATCGTAGGTGGCAGAGGCAAAAGTGTCAACAACATCAGTGGTGCTTAATGTTGGTCTGGCGATGTGTATCCTGTATGCGTTCAATGTTGTCGACGAGCCAGTTGTCGAGGCCGCCTGTAAAACCGCTGTGGATGAAACTTGGTTCACTGTCAAGTTCACCATTGGAGTTTCTTCCGTACTAACTTGAGGACCTTCAGAAACGAAAGCCTCCGAGCCATTACTGATCACAGTGGCCTCCATTATGCAACTGTCATTTGATTTTGTTCCTACTATTATATAATGTGCACCTTGATATGTGTCGGTGTTAAAACTGTCCAGCAGTGTGGCCGAACTCGACACAGTCACTTCGCCAATGACATTTACGTTTGTGCCTGTTCTGTCTGCTTCGTCATCTGCCAATAATATTCTGTAGGCAGTAATTCTTAAATTTGTTTCTAATCCAGCACAACTGACAACAACATTACTTCCAACAATCGCCGCTGTGAATGTTGCAAGTGGATTGTCACCTGTTCCGTGTTCGTTGTAGGTTGTGATAAATGCATCGCTTCCATCATGCACAACAAGTGCCTCTATGTTTGCAACTTCTGTTTTTGAGTCGTTGTTTATTGAGATGTAATATTTTGCACCTCTGTAACTTGCATGTGCCCATGAGTCAAAAGTTTCACTGGCACTATCAACATCTGTGTTTATCACGATACCTGCTTCATCCTCTCCCGAGTATCCTGTGGAGTCATTGTCGCCCAAGGCAATCCTATACGCTGTGCCTCCCACACTGATTGCGGATGAGCCATCATTGTGTGCAGTTAATCTTACCCTTACGTTTCCGTTATTGACATCAGCGTTGGCAGTCACAATCGGAACAGTCTCAGATCTTACTTCGCCCGAATCGGTGATGAACGCTTCCGCTGAACTGTCCGAACTTGTTCCATGGCATACCGAATATTTGTGGAATGCAAAAGCATCGTTGGTTTCGTCTTTGACTATAACATGATACCATGCACTGTCAAAATTACTAGAACTCCAAGTGTCGAAAGTTTGTTCTGAACTGAAATCTTCTGTGTTGTCTACAACAGCAGTGACATGGTCAACGGCAGTTACCGTGTAGTTTCCGACATCAACATCTCCTATCACATTTACATTTGTGCCTGTACGGTCTGCTTCTGCATCGCCAAGCAATATTCTATAGGCATGCACCCTTAGGTTAGTGTCAAATCCCTGCATCGATACCACAACATTGGATCCTGATATCGCCGCGGTCACGTCAAGAATGTTATCGGTGATGTCCTTGGTGTTAACAATGTTGTAGACAGTAACGTAGGCATCTGAGCCATCATGTACAACAAGCACCTCCATGTTTGTTAGTTCTATTTTTGCATCATTGTTTACACTTATGTAATATTTTGCACCACGATAACTTCCGTGTGCCCATGAGTCGAATGTTTCACTGCCGCTGTCCACATCGGTGTTGATAACCACTCCTACTTCCTCTTCGCCCGAGTAACCAGTGGAGTCGTTGTCACCCAAACCAATCCTATAATAGGCCAGACTGTTCGCCGCACTTGATCCTGTTCCATTAATTGCAACCAAATCAGTTGCACTTTCTATATCTCCTGTGATTGTGGGAATGAAAGTGTGGCTCGTGCTTGATCTTGTTATCGAACTCTGCGATACATACACACTGTCGTTGTTATGCACCGCACTTATTTTTAATGTAGCAAATTTGCTGTTGGTGATGTCTTTTGTCACACCAAGGAACCATGCACTGTCGAATTGTGTTTTGTCAAATGTTGTAAGTTGTGCCTCTGAGTTTGGAATGTTTACGTTCAGGCCAGATTCTGTCACATGATCTATGGTTGTCTTTTCTGCAACGCCAAGAGTTAATTTGGCCAATGAAGCATTTGGTTCACCTGTGTATCCTGAAGAATCGTCATCACCCAATCCTACGGCATAAAAACTCATTGAACAAGTTGGATTGAATCCTGTTCCCAACAGTCTTACCGTGCCGTTCAAAACGTCTGCATCCACTGCCAGTTGATTGTTGGTTCCGGTTTTTGTTATGTGAGATTCTGAAACGAATGCCTCAATACTGCTGTCCGAACTTGTTCCGTGCACCACGGAATATAAATTTGTTGAAAGTTCATCACTGGCATCATCTCTGGTTACACTGTGATACCATATGCTGTCGTATTTTGAAGAGGTAAAAGTGTGTATTGGCCTTTGTGTTGAATCTAATAATTCGTGTCCACCTGTTGTAACCACATGGTCAACAGTTGTTTCACTTTTGAAAGTAAATTCTGCTGTTCCATCCTGGATGTCAGTGACTCCTAACAGTATCGGTGATGTCACAAAAGTCAAAGCCTTTGATCCATCGGTACGTAAAATCTGTCCTGTGGATCCATCTGATCCTGGCAGGGTGAATCCATTTATGCTTACTGCGCCTGATCCGTTTCCTGTTAGTTCCAAATTGTCGTTTGACAGAGACGCTGTTATGCTGTTGTCAGTTATAGTGACTCCTGTTGTCGATAAACTGCCACTGGCCGCTGGATCAAAAGTCAAAGTAGTGAACGTTCCTGCGGCAGGAGTTCCTGCCCCTATCACTGTGTTGTCTATGCTTCCGCCATCAATGTTGACCTTGCTCAAGTTTACACTGCCTGTCCCTGATCCCTGTAATTCTATGTCGGCGTTTGATGTTGTCACTTGTATGACGTTATCGGCCAAGTTTATTGTTGAATCTATGGTTAGATTGCTGATGTTTACAACGCCCGTACCTCCCGGTGTTAGGTTGATGTCAGCATTTGAATTAGAACTAATAATATTATCGTTGAAAGTTAAGTTATCTAAAGTTACTGTGCCAACAGCGTTCATGTTACCTGTAGTGGTAAGTGATGAGACTGTTGTTAATCCTGATACAACAAAAGAACCACCACCGTCAACAGCGGCAAAAGTTGCTGAGCCGGATGCACTAAGGGTTCCATCAACGATCAATCCTTCGTTAATATTAAGACTGCTACTGTCATCGGAACTTATTGTGGTTCCACCAAATCCTAGACTTGCTATCTTGACTTTTCCCGAACCACTTGGTATTAATTTGATATTTTCGTTAGATCTTTGTCCTTCGATGTTGTTGCCATTGATCTTGAATGTGCCAAAGTCGACTGCGCCTGTGCCTGGAGGCGAAATTACAATGTCGTCGTTGCTGTTGATAGATGAAATTTTGTTGCCAGATACCTTAAGTCCGGCCACGGAAACTGCACCTGTACCGCTTGGAACGATTCTAAGATCATCATTTGTCCTTGTGGCTTCTATGTTATTGCCATTAAATTTTATAGCCGGAAAAACTACGGCTCCTGTGCCGCTGGCCTCAAGTTTTATGTCCGCGTTTGAGTCAGTGCTACTGATCTTGTTGCCGGCCATACTGATAGATGAAGCCACGCTGGGTCTTGCGTACAACTCCGTGAAATTGGCATTTATCTTATTGCCGGCTTCGTAGAGAGAATCGCCCGATCCACTAAGACCGCTAGTACCTACATCTATTACTTCTTGAGTCATATCGACTAATATTTAGCGTGTTTTGAGGATATGCCCTAACGGCTATTAGCCTGCACTAATCTTCACTGTGCCTGAGTCGTTGTATAATTGCCCTGCGTTTGAAGGGTCACTAGTGGGCAAGTTTGCCATCATGATCACAGCAGGAACCATTTCAATTGCACCTGTTCCTGTGGCGTCAAGTTGTAGGTTATCATTTGATCTGGATGCTGTAATAAGGTTGTCTTTGATTGTAATGCCACCGTCCACATCCAAACTGCCTGTGACTTTTGCTCCGCCTTGTTGTACTCTGAATGCCTCGGCAATTCCACCTGACACTGTGAACGTCTGGAATACTAATTCGTTTGTTGTGCCAGTCTCTCCAGCAAATAAAATATTGGCTCCTGCTGTGCCGCCCGCACCTACAAAACTAATACCAGGTTCGTTGTCGTTGTCTGTTCTTTGGATTTTAACAAACGGTGTTGCTCCTTTTACAAGCAAACTACTGTTCATCACCACCTCACCTGTTCCGTTGCCTGACAGTGTTAGATCATTGTTTGTGATCAATGAAGTGATCTGATCATCTGTTATTAAAAGTTGATCAACCTCAACTATACCTGTGCCGTTGGGTTGTATTATTATGTTGCCGTTTGTGGTTTCATTAATGAGTTTTCCACCCAACCCACTGTCGGACAAATCTGTGTAAACCTCTAGGAAATTATCGTTGATCTTGGTCATGGCAGTACGTAAAGTATCGCCGGTTGCCGTGTTTCCTTCTGTTCCTGTGTCTATTATTAAACGAGTCATATTATGGTTATGCTTATTTATTAAATAATAATATGTTCATAGAAACGCTAAAAACTATGAGATTGTACGAACGCCAAAGCAAACTTGGCATATACCACACGTTCCACAGGAAAAACACAGTTTACGTCTTCAAGTGTGACAGTTGCTCCGTTACATTCTTTAGACCAAGATCTCAAGTAGATCCAGACCGGGCATCAAATGATTACAAGCACGTATGTTCATATTGCGATACTAAAAAGTATGCACAAAAGGTCGGGGTAAAAATGCGTAAGGTATATAAGTTGGACGCCAGTTCTACACAAACTTTATAGTTTTATCCATTTGATATCATCACGATTTCCGTCCACCCATCTTCTGAGGTCAGCATATGTGCCAGCACGTATATTGTTTTGATCAAAGTACCAACGTAGATAGGGATTTCCGTAAAGATATTCTTTCCGATTAACAAAATAAAAATTAACGTCTTGGTGTCGTCTCACGATTTGTCTTAATTGGAACATCCATTCATACTTTAGGTATGCCTTCATTGAAACCCTTGTGGGATAGTTTTGTGTATCCTTGTAGATATTGTTTTGCTGTCTGCTTGGGGTCTCAGTTTCCCACTGCCTTGCCCCCAATATGTCAAAGGCCATTATGAAAACATTTTTGATTCCTGATTCAGCGGCCATCAAAACTGCACTCATTCCAGAGCCACGATTATTCGTGAAGTCAATTGATCTTATTGCTCCACCTTTCTTGATGTCTCCACCTCTCCAGAATCTATATAGTTTCAAGTTCTTAGGGGTAGCGTAATCTTCGTCTCCAGGTATGATGTAGTTCCACGAACTTATGTCTTCTGGTCCGTGCAACTCAGGCGACTCCTTGCCATTGTTGTGCCATTGTAGTAGTTCTTCATACATCGGTTGGTTCACAGCCACTATGTGGTCACACAGTTT